TACATGGGTAGGTTACAGAAGTGCAACAAGTCCATATGTTGAAGCGGCTAGCGACAGAGTTGGATACACACCAATCGTTGCTGCTTCTAATCCATATGTTGCAGGAACAACTGCTGACGGTGACCTTTGGATTTCAACAGCGGATATTGAAAACTATCCAACAATTTACAAGTATGACAGCAACCAATCGGGACCTGCTTCAGAAAGATGGGTATTAGTTGATAAGACTGACCAGACTTCAGAAGACGGTATCCTATTTGCGGATGCACGTTACGGATCAACAGGTGCTACTGGTAACACAGCAGCAAGTATCAAGGACCTAATGAAGGTAGATTTCTTAGATCCAGATGCTCCAGATCCAGCACTGTATCCACAGGGCATGCTGTTATGGAATCTACGTAGAAGTGGTGGTAACGTTAAGCGTTATGCTAACAACTACATTGATATCACAGCAGACAATCAACGCTTCAATAACGATGAAGCAATGACTGATTATGCAACTGATCGTTGGGTTACTGAATCAGGTAACAACGAAGACGGTTCGGGTTCTTTCGGTAGAAAGGCACAGCGTAAGGTTGTTGTTCAGAGAATGAAGAGCGCGGTTGACACAAGCAGCCAAATACGTGATGAAGAAAGAAGAAACTTCAACATAATTGCTGCTCCTGGATATCCAGAACTTATGAGCAATCTTGTTAATCTTAACATTGACAGAGGCTTAACAGCGTTTGTTGTTGGTGACACACCATTGAGATTAGCAGCAGATGCAACAACTTTAACCAACTGGGGTTCAAATGCTAGCCTAGTAACAGACAACGGTGATGGAGGATTGGTCACATATGACGAATACCTAGCAGCGTTTTATCCAAATGGATTTACAACTGACCTAGGCGGTTCAAATGCTGTTGTTCCAGCATCACACATGATGATGAGAACGATTGCACTAAGCGACCAAGTATCGTTCCCATGGTTTGCTCCGGCAGGAACACGACGTGGCGGAATTTCAAATGCAACAGCAGTGGGATACATTGATGCTGCATCAGGTGAATTCCAAACAGTGGCCCTGAATGAAGGACAGAGAGATACGTTGTATGATCTAAAGATTAATCCAATCACATTCTTTAATGGAGTTGGTTTGGTTAACTATGGACAGAAGACTCGTGCAAGAAATGCTTCAGCACTAGACAGAATCAACGTAGCACGTTTGGTAGTATATCTACGTAGCCAACTTAATAAACTGGCTCGTCCGTATATCTTTGAACCAAATGATAAGATTACTAGAGATGAAATTAAACAATCAGTTGAAAGTTTACTTTTAGAACTAGTAGGTCTAAGAGCATTATACGACTTCGCGGTAGTTTGTGATGAAACAAACAATACACCGGCAAGGATCGATCGTAACGAACTATATGTTGACATTGCGATTGAGCCAGTCAAGGCTATTGAGTTTATCTACATACCATTGCGTGTCAAGAACACAGGGGAGATATAAGATATGCCTATAACATCACTTAATAACTTTTCAGTTCCGACAGACGCAGGCAACCAAGTGCTCTTGATGCCTAAGTTAAAGTATCGCTTCCGCGTTACTTTACTTGGATTCGGAGTTGCGGCTGCTACTGAACTTACTAAACAGGTTGTGGATGTTTCAAGACCGAAAGTTGGTTTTGAAGAAATGACACTGGACGTTTACAACTCAAAGGTATACCTAGCAGGTAAGTATACTTTTGAAACACTAACTCTTAACTTGCGTGACGATGCTAGTGGTGAGGTCCAAAAACTTGTTGGACAACAGGTTCAGAAACAATTCGACTTTGTTGAACAGGCTTCTGCAAGATCAGGTATTGACTACAAGTTTACTACTAAGATCGAAGTATTAGACGGTGGTAATGGTAACAATCCAGCAGGTGTTAACGTTTTAGAAACTGCTAACATGTATGGTTGTTTCCTAACTAACGTTGATTACGGAGAGGCTAACTATGCTACCAACGAAGCAATGCAGGTTGCACTTACTATACGTTTCGACAACATGGTTCAGTGGGGCGCTGGAGAGCAAGGTATTGGTGTTGGTATCGGTGCAGCAGTGGAAAGAACTATCGGTTCTTCTACCACTGGTGCTGGTGCAGCACAAGGCTAATACTAGTTTTAGTATTAATATTAAAAAGCCCGGATTTTTTCCGGGCTTTTTTTATGGCTAAATACTAGTATGGCAAATAAATTTACTAGATTTCTCACAGACGTATTTACGGGGTTAACCAATCCAAAGGGTAGGGTAGCAAACTATACCCATGCAACACGACTGTTTATTGATGATAACTTTAGACTTGCCCCAAAGACAAAATTCAATTATTATCTAAGAATTGAGCTAGATTCACAGGCACACAAGGCAGCGAGTTTTACACTGAAGCATGCAGAAGAAGTGGGTCTTTTGGTTAAAACTGCCGATTTACCAAAATATAAATTTGATACTGAAACATTTAATCAATACAATAGGAAAAAGATAGTTTATAAGATGATAAACTATGATCCCGTAACACTTACTTTTCATGATGATAATCAGGGTGTAATTAATGCACTATGGGCTATCTACTATGGTTACTATGTTAAGGACAGACATAACCCAGCATCAGCCTACTCCTATGAAAATAATCCCTATTTTGGTTCAGACACGCCTTTTTCTAAATTTAGATATGGATTGGACAGTGACAGCGCCTATCCTTTGTTTAAAAGTGTCACACTCTATACCATGGGTCGCAGAAGATTTATTGGATACACTTTGATTAATCCAAAGATTACTGATTGGCAGCACGGAAACAGAGACTATGGATCAACATCTGAACCTGCTGAAAGCACAATGACTCTACAATATGAAGCGGTGGTTTACAGCGCAGGAACAGTATCAGAAGGAAATCCAAAAGGATTTGCTACTCTACATTATGATAACACTCCATCTCCACTAAGCGTGGCGGGCGGCGGCGTAAGCAATCTAGTAGGAGAAGGCGGAGTCCTTGATGGATTGGAACAGGTTTTTGGAGCCGTTGGCGATGGAACAGCATTTAGTTCGGGCGGAAACTTTCTCAGCACAGCAATCAAGGCAGCAAACACTTACAAGAATGCCAAGGCACTCAGCAAGGATGGGTTGAAGAGAGAAGCAATCAATATCTTGACAAGCCCTGCCGGAACTCAGGCAGTGGCAAACACCATCAGCGGTGTTGCTGGTTCAATATTTAAAAGAAATGATCCAAACAATAATACAACACAGGGATCACAAAAGAACCTAACCGGTCAAGAACCAGAGGAATAGAATAAAGCATGACAGCAAAAACTAATTTACCAGAAAGACAGATAAACGACAGCGGTGCTAGAACAAAATTATTTTTTGATACCTACGGGAAGGAACCTCTTGAATTTAATGCAACCGAGGTAGATGCCACGATCGGTTTTTTCAAAAGCAGAGGATTTTCAGATGATGCTGCTCAGTCGATATCATTGTCAATCTTAAAACAGGCCAAATTAGAAAACATCAAGATATTTGGCATACTAGATGATTTAAAAAAACTAGATGATCTACAGATAAGCGGTTTGGTATCAGAAGTTTTAAATAATAACAGACCAGCAACTTCCACTCTAGGATATAGAGAACCCACTCCCAGCATAAGCAAACAACGAAACGTGGTTCCATAACATGGCTAAATTTGCACAGGGAAGATTCGACATGAAAAATCCTGGCAAGTATGTGGGTAACAAGAAACCGCTTGCTAGAAGCAGTTGGGAATTTGTGTTCATGAGAATGCTGGACGAGCATCCAGGAGTTCAGAGCTGGGCCAGCGAAAGCATACAGATACCATACAAAGATCCTCTTACCGGAAGGTATACAATTTATGTTCCTGATTTTTTTATCGTTTATCAGGATAAGAATGGAAGAAAGAACGCCGAGGTGGTTGAGGTCAAACCAAGAAACCAAACCCTAAGAGAAAAGGTAGGCAAGAGCAGATATAATCAGGAACAATACATAAAGAACATGGCCAAGTGGGAAGCAGCGAGTGCTTGGTGTAAACAAAAGAAATTAAGATTTAGAATAGTCAGCGAGGATGATATTTTTCACACTGGCTCAAAGAGACGATAAGTAATAGTATGACTAAAAAATTAGAAGAACTGTTTAACCTAGAAGATAAGGATTCAACAGAAAAGCAACCTGAAGAATCCACAACTACTCCTGTTGAAGTAACACCACAGCAGATTAAGAGCATAGAAGACAGTTACAGAGAAGTTAATAAAATTACCGGTAATCTACCAAAGATTCAAGAATTGGATGAATTAGAAGAAAAGGATTTGGATCTTTTGGCTGACAAGGCTGAAAAAGCCTATGACGATTTGATGGATTTGGGCATGAATGTTGAAGTCCGCTACAGTGGTAGAATATTTGAAGTGGCTAGCAGCATGCTGAAAAACGCCATAGATGCTAAGACAGCAAAGGTTGATAAGAAACTAAAAGCAGTGGATCTACAGTTGAAAAAGCTCAAGATTGACAATGATTCACCGGAAGATTCCAACGATGTTTTGGAAGGAAAGGGCTATGTGATGCTAGATCGCAATGAATTAATTAAGAAATTAAGCGGAAAGGAATAAATATACATATGAAGACGTTTAAAGAATACTTGGCTGAAAACAAGAAAACCTATAGTTTTAAGGTAAAAATTGCTGGTGAACTACCAGAAGGTTTTGCTGACGATCTAAAGGCTAGGATTGACAATCGCGGCATCATGCAATTTGAGCAGTTAAAGACTACACCAGTTGCAGAAGTTCCGCATGAATTTCCAGAGTTAAAGAACATGGAAGTTCATATTTTTGATGTCATGACAGAGTATCCGCTAACAACCACAGAAATTGAAAAAGAAATTTTCGAAATGGGCTGCTGCCAACCTGGATACTACAAGGTAAGAAACAGTGCAAGTCCAAGTGAAATTGATCAGATAACAGCAGGTGATAATGCCAGTTACGAAGGTGCTTTATTGCATGACAACGAATACAAGGATGGCATGAAGGTCAAGCACAAGGATTATTTCGGAGATGACTTCAACAAGAGTTTCCTAAAAGATTTAGCCAAGGAAGCAAAACAAAGAAAAAAAGAATTGGGTCATGATAAACTCAAGGCAGATGTTTATCAAGACACACCTAAACTAAAACAAGATAAAGCAGGTGTTAAAAGTCCTGTAGGGAGTAACTAATATGAATTTTCAAGAACTATTAGCCAAAATGCAGGAACTAGACACAGTAAAGACTGAGGCACCTGTAGATGCGCAAACAGATGAATGTGGTATGATGCCAGAAAATCCAATGCCAATGGGAATGCCAGCGCCGGAGCCTAAAGACAAGGCTTCAATGAGCATTAACATCAATGCACAAGGCGATGCCATTGATGACGTAATGGCACTTATTAAAAAGATGGGTGGCAGCGACAAACCAGAAATGCCGGCAATGAGCATTATTCCACCAATGGGCGGAATGGATGCACCAGAAGGTCCTATGATGCCTAAGCCAATTAACAAATTGTTACCAGATTTTGACGCTGACAATGATGACATGCCAGGCGGTGAAAAGGACATGATTGCTATCAAGGCAATGGGCGACGAAGGCGAAGATAATGATTATGATGATGACGGTAAACTAGATCGTCATGAAAAGGATCACGACGAAGAAGAAAAATTACACAAGACTGTTGACAGAGATGACGACGGTGACCATGACATGGATGACCATGACATGGAAAAGAAAGATAAAGAAGAAGCATATGCTAA